TTCGTCGACAAGAGTCAACACAAGTTCGTTGCTATTTGCGCTTAGTGGGATAGTGGTACACTGAGAAGCCAGGGTACTCTCGGAAACTACCTTATTAAAAAGATCCGTTGCGAAATCACTCTGAACTCCAAAGCCACCATCCGCGCCAACACTCTCGCCTGAACCTGAAGCAGCTCGAAGTTCAAGTAGTCGAGGATCGCTAGCGTTTCCCGGTGTCATTGATCGAGCAACCGCGCCGAGCTGATCGCCGAGACTAGAAAATCCCCGGTATTCGCCCTCTTCGTTGTGTCGCTCTTCTCGAATAACTTCGATCTGAGTTGGCTTGGTTTCTGATTCGGAAAGATATCTCGATCTTTCTTCCTGAGATTTAAGCCGAACGATAATTGAATCAATCTCCGCTGAACGGGCTTCTTTCTCGTTCCAGTCTTTTTTTTCGTCCTCAGTTAAGTCGCGGGACTCTTCTACCATCACTTTCGCGAGGGCATCGAGTTCAGTGACAATCTTGAGGCGCTCTTCTTTGAGTGCCTTGATCTTGAACATTATGGTTCTCCAATAATTCGCATTTAGCGTAAACGCTAGATGCACTGGTTATGTAGTTTTTGATTTTTGTTTTTTTAAGAAATCGCGGATTGCAACGGCACCAGCCCAGAAAGGGCCAACTTCTATATGTTGTATTCTATTTTGCTGATTTTTCTCAATCAGTCAATGTTAATTCGTAATCGGTTAATAATTACCATTCGGCCCCGAGCCTCTTGAGTCGACTTGAGGAAATTCTTTGCATTTATTTTATTATTTAAAACTTCCTCAATTCCCGTAAAAATCTCAGCGCTCGAGCGGTAATTTTTCTCGATTCCTATGTCGGTGACATCGAAAGCCGGGAAAGTCACCGGCGAAACATCATAGAGCTCCGCTTCTAATATTCTACGATGGATCATTTCCTCGTTCTCGTCGTCGATTATCTCTTCTCTTCGTACAATGAAGCCAAAAGACATTTGAGAGATGTCCCCACGGCCCACCAGCTCGGAAACGTCGCGACCTAATTGAGTATTTGGCGGAGAAATTCGACAATGAAGCCCGATCGAGTCTTCTTTGAGCTTTAAAGTGCCGCTTTTTGTTCTTCCGAGTACTTGGTTCGGATCGTGATTAAAAAGCGCTCTTACGTCGTCCTGTTCGCGAATTGAGGCCGTAAAGGCACCTTGAGCAATCGACTCTCGAAAACTCCCGAAATATCCCTGGATCTCGGTTTCTACATCAAAAACGGCGGCGTGACCCACCAGATCTGACATTTCCGCCCCCGAAACGTCGGCGGAATCGGACCTAAATTCGCTCATTTCATACGCTAATCGCTCTTTATTCCCCAACATTTTTACTCTCCTTTAATAATTTTGTGAGCGCCTTCGCTCGAAAATGGGCTTCTTTCGGTAGATTTTCAACTACAAAGCGAGTCGATTCTGCCCCGTGGGCGCTCGCTAATCCTGTAAATTCTTCGATTCTATTCCCGCAATACGTTTCGATGAAAATCTTCAGTGGTTCCGACTTTAGAGGTGTTACTATATCTGCGATCTCGCCCAAGGCTTCCGACATAAACTTCGAGTGAGTTACATAAAATTCAGTCAACAATTGAGGGTAAGAATTTTGTTCTTTTTTGCTAAGACGTTTCAGCGCGTTCGCTTCTTTCGTTAAGGCTCGAGTAAAAACAAAATGAAATAAGTCGTCAGTTTTATCGCCTATTTCCGGCGCTGCTTTCTTTTCTTTTTTTGCCTTATTATCAATTTCTTCCTTCGCGGGCTTCTCTTCCTCGTCCGGCTCTTCTCCCGCAATCCCTAGGTTTAACGGAACTAGAAAATCCTCTCCCTTATTTTCTGGAATGGGGTTTAAATCTAACTGGCTTCGAACTTCATCTCGCGACATATAGCCATTCTGAATTGCGGAAGCATAAGCTTCTGATCTGCTCTTAAAATCACCCCGTAAAAGTGAGTCGGTTTTAAATCTAACGAAGAGATCGTTTCGATCTTTCTTATCAATTAGCTGATAACTTATTGCATGCTCCCACCGCTTTAACCACGGTTGAATAGTATATCGAATAAAGTTAATTGATTGCTCTTCTATATTGCTAAACGTCGCCCTCGAAAGTTCCTGTATCATGTGAGGCGGCATCCGAAAGATCCTAGCAATCTCTTCGACTGAAAACTTTCGAGCTTCTATGAATTGCGCGTCGCGCATATTCATGCTGATCGGCTCGTATTCGGTTCCCTGCTCTAAAACCGCCACTTTTCCCGACTTTTGCGCCCCGCCGTGCATTGACTGCCATTGATCGCGAAGCCGTGATATTGCCTCCTCATCTTTCAGCGTTCCCATTACTTTCAGCAGGCCATCGGGCCGCGCGCCGTTTGCAAACATAGCGTTGCCATGATCCAAAAGATTCAATCCAAAACCGATTGAATCGGCCACAACTTCGATCGGGCTCCTTCCTGTTATCCCGTCCTCCGATTGGTTCCTTAAATGAAAAATTTCCTGTTGACTAAATTCTTTTTTTCCGCCGTCGGGCCGGTTGTATAAATAAACAAGCTCGCTTGTTGTTTTACTAAAGCTCACTTCGACTCGAGATGGATGAAGTGGAATGAGCTCGTTTATTTTCCCGTTCCGATTCATTATTTTTTGACAATAGGCATTGCCTCTGTAAAGCAAATGCCGCTGCAGTAATTCAAAGAACGTAAAGGGATCCATCCACCGGTTAGGCTCTTCTCTTAAGAGTCGCGTGAGTGGATGATCTTTTGCTTTCTTTTTTGAAAACTCATCTGTTTTTTCGAAAACGTTAACTGATAGCATTGCTATGGTTTCAGAAATTACCGTTATGCAAGAATAGACAGAAGCAAGCCTTTTTGCTGAATCGGGGTTTACTGATTGCCCGCCAGAAAGCATGCTCAAGAAAATGTTTTGATACCAAAATTCGTCGGAAGGGCTTGGGTTCTTATTGTCGTCGGAGTCGCTACGAATTTCCGCCTTGCCTGTCTCTTCGATCGTTTCGGGAGGATTCAAATTTGCACCTTCGGATATGTCATTGCGTTGGGTCGCGGCTTGGCGTACAGGCTAGAAAGTTATTAGACCACGTTTAGAATATATGGAATCGTCCGATTTGTGAACACTATATCGCCCTAACGCCATGATCAGCGATACGACTCCATCTATTCGCTGATTCGAAATTTTCTTAGATGGCTTTATATTTCCGGCGGCATCCATCTCGATTGCAACATTTGAGGCCATCCACCGCATTACCGGGTGTCCCCCATGTTCTAGCCTTTCATTCAACACCGCCACCTCCAACTCCTTCGACGGGGAAGAAAGGCTCGCATATCCTTGCCCAAACGGAACTACCGTAAAGCCATCACCGTCAAGTTGTGTCATTAATTGCGAAGCGTTCCATCTGTCGATCGCGATTTCTTTTATATTATAAATTTTTGCCGTTTCATTTAAGTCGGCCCGGATGAAGTCATAGTCCGTCGAATCGCCGGGCGTTGTTTTTATTAGCCCCTTACTTACCCATTCTTCATACGGTACGCGATCTTTCTCCGATTTGTCCTTGATTCTGTTTTCAGGTATCCAAAACTTATAAAGAGTCTTTATGCTCCCACCCCCGCCCGGAAATACTAGCGCCGCCGCTGTTATATCCGTGGTCGTTGAAAGATCGAGCCCCATGAAGCATTCTTTTCCTTTTAGTTGCTCCTCATTGAATGCCTTTCCGCACTTGTCCCATGAATCCATTCTCAGCCATCGGACATCTTGTTGTGTCCAAATGTTGAGGTGAAGTCGCTTGAACGTGTTCTCGTAGCTATTACTCTGCAGCGCTCGTTTCACTTGGTTTTCTAAATATTCCTGCTTTATCGATATGTTTAAATTCGGGTTCGCCTTCGCCCAAGATTTCGGATCGGTCCAATCGTCGCCTTCATCTATTGTTGAGATGTAACAAAAAAATGATTCGTCTTCTATTATCCGGTGTAAAAGCTTCTCAGAGTAGTCGCGGAGCTCGTAACAAATAGAGTTCCGATCGAACCCCGCCGTTGTGATCGAAGCTATTAAACTTTGACGCCGCGCCCCGGTAGATGTCAAAATTACGTCATATAATAGTCTCTTTTTGTGCGCGTGCAGCTCGTCAATTAGCGCGCAATGGGTGTTTAGGCCGTCCAGTGTCGAACTGTCAGCCCCCAGCGGCTCAAATTTTGAAGCCGTTTCGACTATGTTCATGTTGTTTCGGTATACCGTAACCAAGTTGGAAAGGGTCGGCGATTGTTTCACCATTCGAACCGCTTCGTCGTGAACGATTTTGGCTTGATCCGCCTTGGTTGCTACCGAGTAGACCTCAGCCCCCGGCTCCCTATCGGCGATGAACATATAGTTGCCGATCCCCGCGTATAATGTTGATTTGCCGTTTTTTCGTGGCAATTCCATATATACGATTTTGAATCTGCGAAGGCCGTTGGGATCTTTCCATCCAAAGGCGGGGCCTAAAATGTCTAGTTTTTGCCAAGGCTCGAGCATGAAAAGAGAGCCCGACCATTCCCCTTTCGAGTGATACAAGTTCCTTTCGAAGAAATTACAAATACGATCCGCTGCCGCTTGATCGTAAGTATACCCAAGTTTCGGGAGCTCTATTAAATCCCGCGCTTGTCTCTCTCTTGCTAGCTGGACGAGCTCGCACTGTTCATCGTTGTAGGCCATCTATGCTAATTTAAGCGCCCGATCTAAAGAGTCTTGCACTGAATTCCCTTCCTCCGGCGGGACTACTTCGATCCGCGTTCTAGCCGAGGGGCTC